GTCAAGAATCTGTACCCGAGTTCCGTAAATATAGAAAATTATTAATAAAAATTCTTGAGAAAGTTGTTATGATCTTAAGAAGTTTTGTCCTTAGAAAAATTTAGTTTTTTGGAAAAAATCCGACAACTCGAACAGATTTTGAAAAAATTAAAAACCCCAGGACAGTCACCCGAACGGAATACAATTATTTTCTCACACATGAGTATGGATCATCACCCAACTTCATTCTTCATCCTTGACAATAAGGAACTTGGTACATTTTGGGTAGGTCAAGCCAACATCAAACCTGGTGCGAATGACCGTGCAATTGGTGTAGATAAGTTGATAGACAAATTATCCTCTAAATATGAAGAAGAATATCCACACCTATGCTTTGAGGTTGAGAGTATAGCATGTGAAATATACAAATTCCATGAATTGGAAAGATGGATTACAGATCTGTTATATCAAATCAAACGAAAACCACTTAAACTCGTGGAACTCAACGAGCTTCTTACCGCGGGGTGGGGTGAAGGAGACTATACAACCAATTCAACCATACACGTATTACGAGTTAATAAAACGCGAGAGGGTCTAAGAAATACTTATAAAAAGTTGATAGCTGATTGGGAAGCCAAGGGTTTGAGATGCCTTAATACCCAAAAATGTAAATCATACGAAGACAAGAAACAAGATCCCAACTTTATGTACAATAGGGCTCGTAAAGAAGTTCTCCGTCAAATAAAGAAGACTGGAAAGATGCCAAAAGACACAACCATTGAGAAGTACCGCATTAAAGAAGATGAGATTAAAGAATGTATGGAAGAGGTGGTATTTTGCCAACCTTATGAGAAAGAATTTTATAAGAAGGGTCGATATTGGTATTGTTTTTGTGATAAAAGAACCGATACATGTTCAAACCCCGATTGTAAAGAAGAAGGATTGAAATTGGGATTGAAAGTTGGCACTTCTATATGTGAACACAATAGACTTTGTTCAGTCTGTAAAGATTGTGGCGGCGCCTCTATTTGTGAACACAATAGACAACGTTCACAATGTAAAGAATGTGGGGGTGCCTCTATTTGTGATCACAACAGAGTGCGTTCGCGTTGTAAAGACTGTGGTGGAAGTCAAATTTGTGAACATAATAGAGTGCGTTCACGATGTAAAGAATGTGGAGGAAGTCAAATCTGTAAACATAATAGAGTGTGTTCGAACTGTAAAGATTGTGGAGGTACCTCTATTTGTGAACATAATAGAGCGCGTTCTCAATGCAAGGAGTGTGGGGGTGGTTCCATATGTGAACACAATAAACATCGTTCAGCTTGTAAAAAATGCGGAGGAAGTCAAATCTGTGAACACAACAAACGACGTTCACAATGTAAGGAGTGTGGAGGTGGGTCTATTTGTGAACATAATAGAGTGCGTTCACGATGTAAAGAATGTGGAGGTGGTCATATATGCGAACATAATAGAAGTCGTTCAGTTTGTAAGGAGTGTGGAGGTGGAAGTGTATGTGAACACAATAAAGTTCGTGGTCTATGTAATTTGTGTAATCCACAGGGACATATAGCGGCCCTAAGGAGAAATAGAAGATGGATTGCTATAAATTCCACAAACCCAACCCACACATTAGATGATCTTTGTATGACATCCGAACAATGGCTCAAGTACCTACATAAAACATTTGAAGATAGGTACGGAAGACCTAAAACGGAAAAAGATGAGGTTCACATAGATGAAATAATCCCATGCTCTGCGTGGAATTTGCCAGACGACAATAAGTACTGTTGGCACTATCTGAACTCTCAGTGGTTATTAGCTGAGGATAATCTATCAAAACATGATTCATATGAAGATGAGGATAAGCTTGCTATGATAGAGAGAATTCAATCATCAACATACATATCCTCATCAGAAATGGCTTGAACTTCACACACGGGTGGGGGTACTTCTTTCTTCTTACGTGTCTTCTTCTCCTTTGGCATAGGTAGTTCATCCAAGTGTTCCCTATAGTAGAGAACCTTATCCCAAAATTCTTTCATTATCGGTAAATTTGTTGTCCACCATTCAGGATCTCTCTTTACATTTACAACCACAAACTCCTCTGGACGAGGCCAATTTGTCTCTGCAGGCTTGTATTGAATAAAATCGGCTTCTTCCAAGTCTAAGATCTGCATACATAATTGTAGCTGGGGCATGTAATGCTCTGGCACGGATGGCTCGATCTTACGACTCATTGGGCACTTAATTTCTACAAGTTTCCCACTTTCAGTGACACCATCGGGGCTTCCACCGAGCCATGTATGAATCGGATGCGGGACGAGACCCAATTCGTGAACGACCTCGTTATACCTCTCTTCATAGAGAATACGAGCCTCATCTTCGTATTTTTCACCATGTCTTGTGGCTTCATTGCCCATAAAACGAGGCCCCACACCACACTTCTTTCGAAGAAGGTCGTCGGGAGTCTCGTACTTATTCACACCGATGGCGGTTGCTGCATCACTTGCGGTTAATAACTGTCCACGAAGAGCAAGCCACTCTTCACTCTTCTGCGCTGCATATTCCCGCTCAATCAAGGCTTTGACATTGGGATGCATATTAATGTATTATCGTTGGTAGTTTTTAAGTTGTTCAAAGAAGGCTCTGGCAGCTAATTGTTCGGCTTGCTTTTTACTCTTGGCTTGTCCCCGACCACCAAATTGACCATTAATATACGCATCAATGTAGAAAATACCTTCGTGATGACCCACAACTCTGTATTCTGGCAAAGGTACATTCATAATTTGACAGTACTTCATGAGGTGATCCTTGAAGTTGTCATCAATCATGATAGCATTCAAATCAATATACTTGGGATCGTTGTAAATCCTGAGTACAAACTCTTTCGCATGGAGTAAGCCAAGATCCATGTAGATGGCGCCAACGAGAGCTTCAAAGACATCTTCCAAAATCTTTGGATTATTATTCCAATTGTTCCTCGTGCCTTTCTCGTCCATGAGAACCATGTTGTTGAGACCCAATTTGAGAGCAATCGCGGCTAAAGTTTCGGAACGAACGAGTTTTGTACGAGCTTTGGTGAGAAATCCTTCTTGTCTCTCTTCGTATCTATCAAAGAGGAACTTGGTAATAATAAATCCCAATACAGAATCACCCATAAACTCAAGGGTCTCAAATGATTCCGTAAGGTTTTCATATTCCTTGAGTGCGGATTTATGGGTGAACGCCCTTTGATACAAAGACAGATTTTTGATCTTTGTACCAACGAGATTTTCGATATCTTGTTGATTGAAATTCATATTATTAGAAAGTGTTATTTTTTTAAGCCGCCTTCACGTAGTGTGGGCTGAGGTACTTTTGGAGGTTGAGATAAGTAACAACAACGTCCGCAGGTGGTTGCAAGAGATCCTTCAACTTTTCGTCGAGGATGAGCTGGCGACCGTTATCTGGGTGCTTGAGGCCCTTTTCAGTAATATACTTGTTGATGAACTTCGTGACTTCCGAGCGAGAGATGAGTTCACCTTCGCCAAGTCCCAAGAAATCGCGCAACTTAGGTGTCACTTCTTGCTTACGGTTGAAGCCGTTGTTGGCTGCGCGCTCCTTAGCTTTCTCACCCGTTGGATCCTCTTGGACGCTCTTAACCTTACGGATGAGCTTGGTGAGGGCCTTAACATCAGCACGGAGCGCAGCAATTTCGGATTGAATGGTTTCAAGAGACATCTTATATCTTCCTTACGGGGTTAATCTTTAAGTCACCAAATGATCACAAGTAACTGAGCGACTACGAGGAGTACTAATATTGGGATTCTAAGATCTGTTATTGTTTCTGTGGGAGGCCTCTCTATGATTCTAAATGGTTCCTTTGGTAAATCACCTGGACACCCACCAGCGCAGCAGTCGGATGGGCAGGGAAGAACTTTGGAGCCTTTACGTACCCCACAGAACTGGTACTTCTTGGTGTCAGTTACGTCTGAGTACGCATAGCATCTACACTCTTCAATCACGTTACAGACCATATTATTATGTCACAATATATTAATGGACACTGAGATTTATTCGGAAGCTGTGATCAATCGGTTCATGAAGAAAAACTTATTCTTCAACGATCCACTTCTTGAGAAGTACTACAAGACCGACAACCTCGCGGCATTCAGGAAGAGGGTACACAGAGTTCACGGTAAGGAGAGTTTCGAAAAGATGATTTATGCTGTGGTGACGGACAGTGTGCGTGACATTATCCTCAAGACAGCTGCGGAACTTTCAGAATTCCTCAAGCCCATGGGGTACCTCATTGTCTCTGGGGGTGAAGCCTTCAATATGTACCTGAGTAGAGAAGATCGCCTTGTGACGAGTGACATAGATACCAAATTCATCCCCACCATCCCATACGATGACAAATACTTTGGTAAACTCCAAGCTATCAAGCTTCTACTTTGGAACAAGTTGGGAGAAATCGCCAGACACATCAATATGAAGATTAAGCAGCGTCTCTCCCAAAAGACCAAGATGGGTCGCTTTTTGGGTTTGGGTTTCTCTGAAAGTGGTCCATATGTGACGCGTCGCTACCTCCTCATTAAGAAGAAGAAGTCCCAAGGTGGTCGTGATCCCTCGAAGAGTGACATTTTCATTGATGTTGAATTGTTTGCCCTCGATCTCAACTTGAGATATTTCTCCATTGAGAAGGGACGGATCGTACAGGAAGTCCTTGGTGGTATGTTGGATATCCCATTTATGAGACCCAAGGAGTTTGGGTACGAGGTCATCCAATCAAAGAAGCAGGGTGTTACGTACAAGAACAAAGATACTGGTGCCATTGTTCACGACAAACGTCTCTACGTGGCTGGAAAGCGTTTCCTCCTTGACGATGTCTATCTCATGCAAAAGTTGGGTCTTCGTCCAGAGAAGAAGGAGAAGGATCGTCAGCGTATGTACAAATTGGCCAAGATGATCACGAAGAGTGTGAACATCAAACCAACGGATACCATTAACACAATCTACGCCCGCACTACAGGGAAAATAACGAGTACACGATTTGTCTCACGTAAACCTGGTAACGTCAGCATGGCTCTGGCTGCGAAAGTTGATCCAATGCGATATGGGGAATTCACGACGAAGCCCCGCGAGGATCGTCTCGCTAAGCAACTTGTCTATGGCGTCAAGACCTCGGTGCCAACCCTAAATATTCCAGGCTACGCGAAGACCTACGGTGATCAGCGTTTCAACCTAAACACACAGGAGTGGGTCAAGAATACCTCCAAATCATATGTGAAAAATGAGTACAACTATAGACCAACTTCAGGCAAAAGCCTTCCAAAGGAGTTTGACTACAGTAAGCTCCTATATGGATACAAACCCTTGCGTGACAAGTGGATTCCACGGGCTGTTATAAAGAGAGCCGCCATGATACCCTTTGTTGGTTTAAAGAATTGAGACACAATTCATACATAATATGTTGTACAACGCCCCAGCAAAAGGTGATGACGGACTCTACTTCGTAAAGGCTCTCAACGATACCAAGCGAAAGTGCTTGGTTCAATTGAATAAGGTAAAGGTTGCCGATATCTCAGGCGACGTTGTTCTTGATCTCGTCTCCGAAGCCAATCTCCAAAAGATTGGTGACATTGACGCGCTCAACCTTGAGGCGGCTCAAGAAAATTGTGAAACTTGGTTTGGGAAGCAACTCACTGAAAAGGTCATTCAAGGTGCGTACACCCCAAGTGTCTCCGATGGTCAGATTACAGGCGAATGTATTGAGGCTACCAAAGTGTTCAGTGCACACCAAGAGCACATTGACCTCGAACATGTGCAACCAGGCAAGAGCTGCGACGTCATCCTTGAATTCGCGGGTCTCTGGTTTGCCAAGAAATCCTTCGGTTCCTCATGGAATGTTGTCCAGGTGAGAGTTCACCCAGACCCAATCTTGGACACTTACCCAGAAGAATATGCCTTCGTGGATGAGGAATAAAAAAAAATTGTTATCATATATAAAAGATGATGAAGAAGGGTCGTGCTCAAAACCTCGCGATGTTGGCTGCGGTCGCCGTGTTGGTCTACTTGCTCTTCACTATGAACAAGAAGTCTGCTTATTCCATTAGCGAACGCGAATATTCCATGATTGAGTTGGCACCAGCTGCGGGTCCAGCTGCTGCTCCAGTCCGCAACGGCTGTGGTATGGAGAAGGGCACAGGCCTCGCGTCCTCCCTCCTCCCACGCGAAGTTGCGTCCGCCGAGGACTTTGGTGAGTTCGCTCCAGAAGACATCCTCGCGGGTCAAAACTTCCTTGAACCACGCCAACAAATTGGCTTCCCAGAGTCGGTGGGTGGTGCTTTGCGCAACGCCAACCAACAAATCCGTGCGGAACCACCAAACGCCAAGGAACCATTCGTGTGGAACAACTCCACCATTGTCCCAGACAGCATGATGCGTTCTTTGTGCTAATTTCGCTTAAAGATTAGATCTTAGCTTTATGTAAATAATGTCAGTACCTAACGAACTTTCCGAGAGCGTCGCCAAGCTTGTGGAGCTCTCCAAGCAACTTTCTGAAGCAAAATCTGATATCAAGATCCTCAACCAAGAAGAGAAACGACTGAAGGAGGCAGTCAAGAAGCATATGATTGGTCAGGGCATTGATACCATTAACCTTAGAAAAGGGAAGATCAGCCTTCGTACGTCAGTCCGTAAGGGGACTATGAATAAGGATGCCATTCGCGAGGGACTCCTCAAGTTTTTTGGTGGTGACGAGGCCAAGTTGGAGGGAGCCCTCAATGCCATCCAGGACACTATTAAAGTGAAGGAGTCAACTTCAATCTCATTAACTGGGATAAAAGAGAAGCCCGAAAAGGAAGATAAGTAATAACGATGGTTTGGAGTCAGTACGTCTACGAGGCGAGTGCCAATACCGATGTCATCCCCAGTGATGAAGAAGAAATAGAAGATGATGTTCATCTCAGTGTTGAAGATTGGCAAATCAAATACTCAGATGAATTGTGGGCGCTTTGGGAT